GAATACTACTTTAAATGTTTCCGGATTCTCCACATTAGGTAGCATCAGTGGAGAAAATTTAAGTCTTGCTGGAGTAACTACAGGTCTTAATGTTCCTGGTATTAGTACTTTAGGATTTATTACAGCAACAACATTAAACACATCTGGAGTCTCAACATTCTCTGGAGGTCTTAATGCATCTGAAGGTGCCGATTTAACCAGACTTAGAGTTACAGGTATTAGCACTTTAGGACAAACTAATACTACAGGATTTTTTAATGCTGGAGTATCAACTTTAGGAAATGTTAATGCTACCACTGCAGTTGTATCTGGATTCTCTACATTAGGCAGCATCAGCGGCGGAAACTTAACACTTGCCGGAATTACTACAGGACTTAATGTTCCTGGTATTACTACTCTTAGGGATACTACAATTGGTAATTTGTCCCTGGCAGGAATCACTACAGGACTTAGTTCTCCAGGTATTAGCACTCTCGGATCAATTTCAGCAACAACATTAGTAGTCACCGGTGTTTCTACTGTAGGCGTTGTAACTGGTGCAACATCAGTTCAGGCAACTAATTTATATGGTAACGGTTCTGGATTGACAAGTTTAGATGCAAGTAATTTAAGTTCTGGTATAATTCCCAGCGGAAGGTTAACAGGATCATATGATATTAGTATTACCGGAACTGCCTCCAGTAATACTATATCAGTCTCCACAGCAACGGTTGCAAATAATTTAGTTATTGGACCAATTGGATCTGCAACAACTTATGTTGATATTAGAAATGGTGATATTAATGTCACTAATAATCTCAAGGTTTCTGGAATTGCAACCGCAACAACTTTAAGAGTTAATACATTAACCAACATTGCTGGAACAAGTATTCCAAATCCAATTAGTTTGACTACTGCTTTTGTTACATTAACTTCCAATATAACTTGGCATACTAATCGTAATAATACTACACAATTATTAGGATCAATTGCACCATATACTAATTCAAAAACAAAAATGGTTAGAATTAGTGTTATTCATGTTCACATCCAACCAGGGGGTTATCATGGATATCTTTCTGGGTGGATATTTCAAACTGGTAAAACTTATAATGTAAATGGAACTTATGTCGAAAATGAACATTATAATTGGTATTGGAATAAATTTCAAACAGAAGTGTTAATTCCATGGGATCCAAGTGGAACTCAAAGTATTAGTATGTTTGTAACTAGTGCTTACAATACAAGTAGTCTTAATTACTATAATATTGTTTATACGGGAAGGATCGATCAATGATGACATTAATACAATCCGCACTTATTGAAATTGTAAATGAAGAACCAGATCACTTCTTTTTTAGAGGTGAACCATCTTATGAAAATATTGTGTGGACTTCAAAAACATTAGAAAAACCATCAGAAGAAGAAATTACAAATAAAATAGAAGAACTTAAACTAAAACAAGAAAAAACAGAATATCAAAGACAAAGAGCACCAGAATATCCACCTATTGGTGACCAACTTGATGCTTTGTTTCACGCTGGAGTTTTTCCACCAGAGATGGCAGAAAAAATTCTAGCAATAAAAAACAAATATCCCAAACCACAGTAATAAATAAATAAAAACTCAAAAAATGGCAGCAATTATAACTGATAAGATTAGAATATTAAATGCAAAGAAATTTGTAGCAGGTGTAACATCTACTGCAAATTCTTATTATTCTTTTGTTGGTTTACCAAATCCAACTGCTATTCAAAGTGATTGGAATGACAATCCACCAAGTCCCACAGATAACTTTAGTTCTGAGTGGGATACTTGGGATACCATAATAGCACTTAAAAAAATAACACCATCGGACGTTAAACTGGTGGTCAAAAAAAGCACTTGGTCATCTGGCACAACTTATGATTATTATCGCCATGATTATAGTGTTTCCAATCCTCCAGCAAATTCATCAGCAACATCTTTATATTTGTCAAATTATTATGTTATAAACAGCGATTTTAGAGTTTATATTTGTTTGCAAAATGGAACTACACCAGAAACTCCAGAAGGTAAACCATCACTTGATGAACCAACTTTTGTAGACCTTGAACCAAGATCTGCGGGAACAAGTGGTGATGGATATATTTGGAAATATCTTTATACCATAAAACCATCAGAATTAGTAAAATTTGACTCAATTGATTATGTACCCACACCATCAAATTGGGAAACTTCCGACGAAAATGCTGCTGTAAGACAAAATGCAGTTGATGGTGGAATCAAAATTGTTGTTATAAAAAATAGAGGTGTTGGAGTAGGAACTGCAAATAAAACTTACACAAGAGTTCCGATTAAAGGAGACGGAACCGGTGCAGAATGTACGATAGTGGTTAATAATGATCAAAAAGTTGAGTCCGTAACCATCTCAAGTCAAGGTTCTGGGTATACGTTTGGAAATGTGGACTACATAGTAGGTGGAGTTCCAACGCCCACTTCTCCACCAGTTTTTGATGTTGTTATTCCTCCTTCTGGTGGACATGGATATGATGTCTATAATGAACTTGGTGCTAAAAATGTTCTCCTTTATTCAAGAATAGAAAATGATTCGGAGAATCCAGATTTTATTGTTGGCAATGAAATCTCAAGAATTGGACTAATTGAAAATCCTTTAGTATTTGGATCATCTCAAATTTTATCTTTAGATAAAGCAAGTGCTGTTTATGCATTACGTTTAACTGGAACTGGATATAGTACAGCAACTTTTACTTCGGATTCAATCATATCACAAACTGTTGGATCTGGAGTTACTGCAGTTGGAAAAGTTATCAATTACGATCAAGTTACTGGAGTTCTCAAATATTGGCAAGACAGAACTCTTGCAGGATTTAATACTGTTGGAACAGCACAAACAACTCCTCAATATGGGTATAATTTAACAAGATTTACGTCTTCTCCATCTGCTGGTGGAAATTTAACGATTGTTGGTGGAAGTATTAACCTAGCAATAACAACGTCGTTTAATGGTTTCTCTACATCAATAAATAATAGAACATATTATCTTGGACAGTCTTTTACCAATGGTTTGGCAAATCCAGAAGTTAAAAAATACTCTGGAAATATAATTTACATTGACAATAGACCAGCGATTACCAGATCCGTCAACCAAAAAGAAGACATTAAAGTTATATTGCAATTTTAACTAACTATGGCCCAACAAACTAATCTCAACATTTCGCCATATTTTGATGATTTTGATCCCGATAAAAATTATCATAAAGTTCTTTTTAAACCAGGGTATCCTGTCCAAGCAAGAGAACTGACTGGTCTTCAGTCAATACTTCAGAATCAAATTGCAAGATTTGGTCAGCACTTCTTTAAGGAAGGTGCTAAGGTTATACCTGGAAATACTGCGTACACCAGATATTATTATGTTGTAGAACTTAATAACACACATTTGGGTGTACCAGTTGATTTTTATGTTGATCAATTAGTTAAAAAAAGAATTGTTGGACTAGTTTCAGGTGTAACAGCGGTTGTTGATAAAGTTTTAAAGTCTGCAGACTCAGAAAGAGGTAATACCTCGATATACCTTTCATATATTTCTTCTGGAGTTGCAGATTCAAGTCAAAAAGTATTTTTGGATGGTGAGGAACTTTCCACCGATACTGATATTGTTTCTGGACCAGATAATAATCCATTTATACCAAGTGGAGAATCAATAGCTTCTGCCATTTCACTTAATGCAACATCAACATCTGCTGCATATTCAATTTCAAATGGTGTTTATTTTATTAGAGGAACTTTTGTAAATGTAAACGATGAAACTTTAGTATTAGATCAATATAAAGATAATCCTACAGGAAGAATAGGACTTCGTATTCAAGAAGAAATAATTAATTCTGATGAAGATGAAACTTTAACAGATAATTCAAAAGGTTTTAATAACTATGCGGCTCCAGGAGCAGATAGACTTAAAATAACTTGTTCATTGCAATTTAAAGCAGTTGATGATTTTAATGATAATAATTTTGTAGAACTCGGTACAATTAGAAATGGATTTTTAACAAGTAAAACTAAAACTACAGAGTATAACTTACTATCAGAAGAATTTGCTCGTAGAACGTATTCAGAATCTGGTGATTATACTGTTAAAGCATTTGAGGTTTCGGTCAAAGAATCTTTGAATGATGGAGTTGGTAATAATGGTATATTTGAGCAAGGTCAACTAACATTTTCTGGTGCAGTTGCTTCAGAAGACTTGACATTATATGAAATATCACCAGGAAAAGCTTTTGTTAAGGGATTTGAAATTGAGACAATATCCCCAACATATCTTGATGTACCAAAACCAAGAACAACAAAATCTTTATCGGATCAGTTAATAAATTATAACACAGGATCTACTATAACTTTAAATAGAGTTTTTGGATCTCCAGTTATAGGTATCGGAAATACTTATATTGTGAGTTTAAGAGACGAAAGAGTTGGAGTTAATAGTATTTCTGCTCCAGGAAAGGAAATAGGACTTGCTAGAGTTTATGATTTTTATTTGGAATCAGGATCTTATTCCACTAGCAACCAAAAGGTAAATCAGTGGAATATTTCTCTATATGATATTCAAAATTTTTCACATTTAACTTTAAATGAACCAGTAACTCTCCCAATTCCAACATTTGTAAAAGGAAAGTATAGCGGAGCTACTGCATTTATTAGAAGTTCTGTTTCTGCAGGGACTGCTTTGACAGTTTATGAGAAAAAGGGCAATTTTGTTGCAAATGAACCTCTAATATTTAATGAAGATGAAAAACAAAACGTAAGAGTTGCAATAGCAGTAACATCTTATGGAATTTCTGATGTCAGGTCAATATATGGTGGACCAAGTTTAAATGAAGTTGGGTTTGCCAAGACATTTACTGCAGATACAATACAAGTTTCTTCAACTAGAATAGGAATTGCTTCTGTCACTCCATATGGTGCTTCTACTGGACAAAGTACAATTGTAAGTCCAAACACTATCTTTCCGGGAAAACTATTAAAAAGAAATAGTCTCGTCTCTTTTTCTGGACTTAATCTTCCAGAACCAACATATGCAAGAGTAGAGAGTGTTGGCACAACATCAATCGTGGTTACTGGAGTAACCACGGTGAGTGGAGTGTGTCAAGGTGCTTTACCAGTATCGTCAAATCTATCTGTTAATGATTTGACGATTTTAAATACTTCAATTAATCAATCATTTGATGAAACTCTGTACACCGCGATGCCCAGAGGTGCTATCTCAGATGTTGATCTAAGTTCATCTGAAATTAAAATTCGAAAATCATATACAGTAAATATTACAGGCAATAAACTATCATCACCAATTGTAGCAGATGCTAATCAATTTTTCTTACCATTCGATGAGGAAAGATATACTTTAGTAAGATCTGATGGAAAAACAGAAGTTCTCACTTCAGATAAGTTTTCTATAAGTTCAGACGCAACTACTTTACAAATTAACAATCTTGGTGATGATGACACTGGTGCAACATTAACTGTCACGTTATCTAATACAAAACCAAAAGCAAAAGTTAAAAGAAAAAGCAGAATTAATTCATTAGTCATTGACAAATCATCAATCAATGGATCTGGAATAGGAGCAACAACATTTAATGATGGGTTAACTTATGGAAATTATCCATATGGAACTAGGGTTCAGGATAATAAAATTTCTCTAAATTATGGCGACATTTTAAATGTATATGGAATTTATGAGTCTACAGATACCTCCAGTCCTTCGGCACCAAAGGTTATCTTGTCCAACATATCAGGTTCAACTGGTAAAACCTCAGATTTAATTATAGGAGAAAAAATAGTTGGGTCTATTTCAGGATCAATTGCTATTTACGCAGAAAAATTAAGCGATGAAGAAATAACATATTTACCAAGAAATGCAATATCTTTTAAAGAAGGTGAAATAGTAACTTTTGAGGAATCAAAAATTAAAGCAATTGTAACAACTTTAGAAACACCAAGTAAAAATATTACATCTAACTTTACGTTTAATAATGGACAAAAAGGTACGTTTTATGATTTTGGATTCATTGAAAGAAAAGCAGAATCGCAGCAACCAGATAGATCTTTAAAAATTTATTTCTCAAATGCGTATATTGATTCAGTCGATGGCGATTTAATAACTAAAAATTCATATGATTCATTAGATTATGTTAATGATATTCAGATTATAAATGCATATAGAAATACGGATTTAATAGATATTAGACCAAAAGTTTCTTCTTACGTTGTAAGTGAATCAAAAAGATCTCCTTTTGAATTTTTTGGAAGAAACTTTAACTCTGCAGAAAACTCCATCTCAAATATTTTATCTAGCGATGAATCAATTAAATTGGGATATTCATTCTATCTTGGAAGAATAGACAGAATTTATTTAAGTAAAGATGGAAAAATGCAAGTTCAATATGGAGAACCTGCAGAGTATCCAAAAAAACCTGTCAATATTGATGATGCACTAGAAATAGCAAGTGTAACTTTACCACCATACTTACCTTTTGTTCAGTCTGCATCAGTATCCTTCCTTGAACACAAAGGATACAAAATGTCCGATATCAAAAAATTAGAGGACAGAATCAAAAATCTTGAGTACTATACTACTCTATCGTTATTAGAAAATAAAACCTCAGCATTGTTTATTCCAGATTCTGAGGGATTGAATAGATTTAAGTCCGGTTTTTTTGTAGATAATTTTACATCATTTTCTGCACAAGATTCATCTAAAAAAATTAAAAATAGTTTAGATACTAAAAATCAAGAATTAAGACCAAGACATTATACTAACTCAATTGACTTAACTCCTGGACCTGTTTCAAATATTTCTCCTAGTGAAGATTTTAAATTCTTAAACCCAGAAGGAACAAATATAAAGAGGTCGCAAAACATAGTTACTTTAAACTATAAAGAAGTTGAATGGTTAAAACAATCATTTGCTACCAGAACTGAAAGTATTACTCCATTTTTAGTTAGTTTTTGGCAAGCATCTTTGGAATTAACTCCATCTTCAGATACTTGGGTAGATACCTCTAGACTTGAGGCTAAAATTATTAATACTGAAGGTAATTATTCCCAAACTGTTGCTTCACTTGCAGCATCTCAAGGTCTTGACCCACAAACAGGTCTTGGTCCAATTGTTTGGAATTCTTGGCAACAATTCTGGACAGGAACACAAACATCAACGTCAACGTCAACTAGAAATGTTACAATTGATCCAGGTTGGTGGGGTGGCAATGAGGGCCTCGAAGCGATTTGGGGAACTAGAACTGATCAAATCATACAAGATACATATCTGAATACTTTCCAAACGGGATTTCAAACAAGACAAGGATCAAGGACACAAGTTACAGAGCAATTTGATAATACATCTGTTGGAGATAGAGTTTTAAATAGAGAAGTAATCGCCTTTATGCGATCAAGAAATGTTGAGTTTAACTCCAAAAAATTAAAACCATTAACACAGATCTATGCATTTTTTGATGGGATAAATGTGACAAAATATTGTACCCCAAAACTTTTAGAAATCTCAATGCAAAGTGGTACATTCCAAGTAGGAGAAACTGTAGTTGGATCTATTCAGGCAACAGGATTACGTCCATTAGGCGGGTCAGCAGATCCATTTATTACTTTTAGAGTCGCACAAGCAAATCACCAAGAAGGACCATATAATGCTCCCACAAAAATATATAAAAATAATCCGTATTTATCGCAAGTTTCTGCAACTAGTTTAGAAACTTATGCAGATACAGCAGGAACTATTCAACTTGCAGGTGGAACAAACAATGTAACTCTTCCATCACAATATTCATCAGTTTCAACTATTTTAAACGTCGATACTTACTCATTATCTTCTCAAGCACAAGGGG